CCCATTTGCCTATCAACTGGCAGGCTGTCAATTGTGTAATCATATTTTTTAACGGCCTGATCTCGCATAAAATGCTCACATGGATTCCTTCATCATATTTTACTCCTTTTTTCATTAAATCTTTACTGAATGTATTTGGAATCCATAAAACTTTTGTATCATACAACTCTGACAGATAATTTGCATATTCCTCATTGCAGCTTCCTGCATGGCATCGTTTTATCCAGTTCCCTAAATTAATAGTATGTTCATGTCTTAATGTCTTATTCCAGAATTTCAATGAAAAGGCAGCCTTTCCATGCTCCCTGATTAGAATATTGCACGGCCAGTTTATCATTTCATCAAGTATTAAAAACTCATCTGTATTAAGCCTGAACTTTTCGATAATAATTATTTTTGGTTTGCATATCTGAACCCTGAATTTTAAAGAATATAAACTATGCCTTGTGCATGCATGAATCTTAACTTTGTATCTATTTTTTTCCAATATAGATTTGGCATGATTGACACTTGCTGTTATTCCTGAATCCCTTCCAAGCCAGGTATAAAAAATCATCACATCACATTTATGGTCTTCTGGTTTGATATTATTTTTTTCCCTGATAATTCTATAAACTTCTTTGATTTTTATTTTTCTTACATTGTTTCCTTTATGCTGCCTGTAGTAATATCCAGTATACTTTTCAAGGGCTCCTATCTTGAAGCCTTTTTTATAAAGCCTGATAAACCAGTCATAGTAAGGCAATCCTGGAAGTGTTTCATCAAGATAAATTCCTTTTATTTTATCCGCTCTAAACATAATTGTTCCGTCATATATGTTAGAGTATTCTATTAATTCTTCAGGAACAAAATAAATCTTTTCTTCCATATTTACTTCTCCTTTTGAATTGGTTATTTTGAACCCATGATGCACTAAATCTAATTCAGGGTGCACTCTCATATATGTTCTTATTCTTTCTACTTTGTTTGGCGCTAAAAAATCATCATCATCACACCGTGTTATATATTTTACTCTTGGCAGTTCTTCTTCTATATACTTTAATGCCAGATTAGTGCTGCTTGCAAGTGTTGGATTATCATTAATCAAATAAACAATTCTTTTGTCATTCACTATCTCTAAAAACCTTCTTGTATTATCATCAGGCATTCCAACACACAAGAGAACTATGTTTTTATATGTCTGATTTAGAAACAGCAACATCAGTTGTGTCTTTTGTAAATCTGTTTGTCTGGAGAGAAAATTCAGTTAATTCTTCTTTAGAAACTTTATCAACTCGTAAAACCATATTTAATTTAAAGTATATTTAATATAAATAATTTGCCCTAATTCAAAATAGTCCCGTTCTCAATAACAGGTTCAATATGCCAACACAAGACATCTGAAAGTCACTGCACTAAGATCTGTTCCATTTGCAACTTCCTTAAGCGCCCTGTCTCCAGCATAATCAGCATCAACTTCAAAAACTCTTAATTTTGCATTTGATTCATCTGTTGAATATTTAGGTCCAAGAACATAACCATAACTATTTCCCCTGCTTGCACCATCAGGAATAACTGCAATTATCCTGGTTGCTCCTATGTCAAGATCTGTCGCATTTAATATTTCTCCGCCGCTCGGATAAGAATTGTCAAATGTTATATCAACAGTTGTTATTTTAAGGGGTGTTGATATATGATCCAGAACCCTCTGCTGATTACGGTAATCAGATGTTTTTTTTGTTAAACTTACTCCCATTTTTTTTCACCTTTTTAATATTTTCAACCCTTAGTCGCACCCAGGGATTTCTGGGATATACTGACCTTGTCAAAGGCCCTCTGATTTGTTTGCTAATAGGCTTCTTAAAAAACCTTAAAAGAGATTAATTCAGTTTTTAGGCTGATTTAAGATCTCTTATTTTACCTTGAACTGCGAAGAATCTGCATTTCAATTCCAGCATTGTTCTAAACATTCCTTCATTTCCCAGCCTGTCTATTGCGAAAGGAGTGCCCATATTCATTCCAGCTTCAAAGTATTGTGTTGGTTTAGCTATATCAAGACCCAGCCTTGGCTTGCTAAATCCTTCAGGGTTGCTTGTATCAAGGAAATAAATCCTTCCCAAACCATCGTCAACTACATTCTTTGATGTAAACATTGGTGTATTGTATAATGTAGTGATTTTAATCCCTGCTCCAATACCTTTAGCAGTTTGAACTCCATTTACTGTAATCTGTGCATCTGTCTGGCCAAGTGCATCATTTCTATTGTATCTTACCTGTGTGTCATAAAGGCTGATTATTTCGCTCATTGTATCCTGCTTTGTCAAGCCAAAAGTTGTATTTGCTCCTGCAGTAGGCAATAAGTCAATAACCATATTCCTTATCAATTTATCTGTAAGAATTCTGTTTGTATTGCTATTGTGTGAAACTTGTGCATCAGCCCAGCTTGCTCCAGCATCTCTGTCCTGGCCGTATATGTCTGCATCGTTTGCATCAACATCTCCACACCCGGATACTTCTGAATTAGAACTACAAACCCTGTCCAGTGATTCAAGGTTATTCCCAGCCACAGTTGTGACATTCCCCAAAAGCATGACATTCATCATTTCTTTGTGATGAGCTCCCATAATAGGTCTCATCATATTCATATCACCTATTGCATCATCATCACTTTGTGCTGCCAAGAAATCCTGAACTTCTGATACATCAAAAGTATGACATATTGTTTTTGGTTTGCAGCTTAATTCTGCAAATGTTGGTTTAATTGTCGCTGGCAATGAAGCATTTTCTGCAACACCACCGCCGCTTGATGCTGGTCTTGCTGTCATTACTCTCCATCCTGATTTGCCCCATGGCATTTTTGGAAGCAATCCGAATGCATTAGCTTCCCTGTTAAGCTGAGACCATACTTCAGCTCCATATACTGCATTGTAAACTCCAGTTGTTGAGCTTAAGACAGGTGCATCTTTTTTAAGGATTTCAGATCCAATTGTAGAGTAATAAAGATTCTCTAGTTCATTTATTGTCCTTATTTTTACTCCTCTAAATCTCATTTCTTATCACCTTTTATAGCTTTTAAGATTTTCTTCCTTTCTTCTTCATCCATGCCTTCTTGGTATTGATAACCAGTCCCAACTGGATGTTTTCCTTTTGCTATTTCAAGAGCAAGATTTTCATTTGGATCATCTTTCTTTTCATGCTTATCTGAAATAATTCCAGGTCTTCCAGTTGTGCTCTTGGTTATTTCAAGAGCTTTGATAACATTTTTAACAATCTCTTCCATCTGCCCCTTTTCAAGTTTTACCTTTTCGGGTGCAGAATCCCCAGGTTGTTCTTCATGGACTTTTTCTGCAATATCTTCAGGAAGTTTCTTTTTTGCACCTTCCCCGCCTTCTGCTGAATCAGTTCCTTCTGGTGCTCCTTCTGCTTTATTTGTTTCCTTGTCTTCTTCTTTCTTTTTTTTATCTTCTTCTTCTTTTTTCTTTTTGTCTTCTTCTTCGTCCTGTTTTGTTAATGCTGAAATCTTTTCTGTATTAGCTTCAACAAGTTTTTTCAACTCATCCAAAGCTTTCATTATTGTAGATTCCTCATTATTTTTCTTAATTTGTCCGTCTGCCATATTGTTATTTAGTTCTTTATCCAATTTAAGTTTTATGTTGCTTTTATAAAACTCAATGGCCTTGTCAAAAATACTGTCAAATGATTTTCCAATGGCTTCTCTTTGTGGCCCAAATCCTGCACCTTTACCATGGTGCCACATCCAGCCGCAAAAAGCCTCTGGATCTTCCATTCCTTTTATTCCTCTAGCAGTTCCTATACAATTATCCCACCAAGATTTAGGTGGTCTTTTATCTTCCGGCATTTTTTTCATCTCCTTTGATTTATTTGCTTGAATGGCCCTATGCATTCTATCAGCTTCTTCTTTTGTATCAAAACATTTTATTGGTTTTCCCGCATCAGGCCCGTGACAATGAACTACACACCATTTATTTCCTCTTTTTTCAACTTTTTTATTAAGAAGCTGTGCGCCTTTTTTGAAATCAATATCATATAAAACATTTTGTTCTTTATTGCATGGGATGCAAACATGAACATCACCAAATTTAACATACCTGCATTTTGTAGATTTAGCCATTGTATTTGCATATGTTATTTCTGCTTCAGGATTAACTGGAATTTTATCTCCCCTTACAACTGTGAACTCAAAGCCTTCTAATTGTCTTCTTATGTTTGTTGGCTGCCCGTCAATAACTTTTCTTTCTATTGGCGCCCTGGATCTTCCTCCAAAGCTCATTCCCTTAGCTCCTCCATTGACTATATCACCCCACACTTCATCATCTGTCTTATAATCTTTGAATATTTGATTTGTTAAAAGCAATCCAGGAACAACTTTACCGTCAATTTCTTTCCCCTTAAACTGGTAATTTAAAATTTTCCCGACAACCCTGTTAGAATGATCATCAATAATAAAGCCCCCTCTTTTCATTAAAATCGGCATTATAGGTTCAAATTCTTCCATTGGTAAAAGGTCTCCCTCTATATCTCTGATTTCAACACTGCCCCATGCTTCAAATATTCTGTCTTCATCATTAAGTATTCTAACCATATATTACAGCTCCTAATGATCCTACTCCTGACATATCATATTCAAGAATCCCTTTTGAAACATATTCATTTATTGGTGGTGTTAAAAAAGGCTGTGGATCTGTTCCATAATGATATATTTTCCATGCAATTCTCCTGGCTACATTATCAACATTTTTTAATGAAACACCTAATTTTCTTCTTACCCACGGCTTTAATTCATCAACTGGAGGAAAATGCGGCCTTGTCCCAAATTCAATACATGCTGCATAAGAGGCATTATATCTTATTTCTTTTTGTAAATGCATTTTTAAAATATCAACATTGCTGGCCAGGAATCCCTGGTCTGTTGTTTTATTTGTTATATCAAGCAGTTCCTGGCTTTTGAAAAAAATATCATCAATAATATCATCCATTTCTTTATTTAACTGTTCATCTATTTCTTCCCTGCACTGTCTTTTAAATTCAGATTCATCAAATACCATAATAACTATATATTTTCAGAATAATTTAAGTTTTTAGTTAAGTTGTTGGCACACAAATCAAAACAATGCATGTATCTCCTGAAAGTTTTGCTATACTTGTTGTTGGAACTTTTGACTTGTCAACATTAGCCACTCCATCAATAGCTGCCTGGACATCAGTCTCCATATCATTAAGATTTGTTTTAACAACTTCAACATCAATATCTGCCATAATTTAAATTAGAAATCAATTCAATTTAAGTTTTTTCTTTAAACTTTTCTAAGCATCCTATGTCTGCAGTTGATGTGGGGTGTCCATGGTCTTGAAGGATCATATATTTCAGGATCTGCAAACTTTTTAATTATTTTCTTTAATTCTTCCATGCTTACTCCTTTTTTTGTTCTTGCTGATATTGCCTCACATATTTTTGTTGTCCTATGATCCTTAGGGCCCATCCATACAAATTTATACTCTCCTTTTGGATCTAGTTTTTTATAAGAATATTCCCTTGATTTATTTTGAAGAACATTAATAAATTCAGTTCTTGTTATTCTCTCTGCCTGGTTTCTGTCAACCTTCCCGACTTTCATTATTTTTTCAATTATTGAACTCATGCTTATTTTTTCTCCAATTTTAGAAATAAGATAATTTTTAATAGTATCACTTTGTTTTTTAGTCATTGATTTGAATGTAAGATCAAATATTGTTCTTCTTAAAAAATCATTAAGATCATCTGCTTTATAAATTACATTTGCCTGAACTTCTTTTTCAACATCCTCAACCTGTTCCTGGATAAATTCAAGAAGTTCCTGCGTTGTATATGCCTCGTCATCTTTTTTTTTTGTAGATTTAGTAAACTTCTCAGGCTGTCCCTGGTTATGTGCTGTTTCATCTACAATCTTTGGTTTTGATGATTGAAATTGCGATCCAAAAGGTATCTGTATTGGTTCAGATGCTTCTCCTGAATATTCAAAATCCCCATTCTCATTATATTTAACATCAAAGCCCATATTTCTCATTAAACTTGCTGTCTGGACGTCTAAATAATTTCTTTGTTTTTCTGCCATCTCATCTTTTTCTTCAGGACTGTTTAAAATAAATTCCCAGTCAGTCACCCCATATTGCCTTAATATTTCTTTGAAAATTTTGTTATTGAATATCTTCTGGCCGTAAAGAGCTGCTCTTGTTGTGACTGTTATCTGCATCCCTTCATTATTAAGACCGCCGCTTGCACTTACATCTGCCTGGTATACCGGCATGACCCCCCAAAGACCCCCTATTGTTTTTCTCATTTCTTCCCTGGCTTGTATGTATTGCATTTCTTCCATTGTGTTCATAAAATTAATAAACTCTGCAAGCTTTCCCCCTTTGGCTGATGTTGTTTCAATTCCAAGAGGCCATATTTGTCCCGGGTTTTTCTTGACTTTTTTCAATAACCACTCCCAGGCTTTTGTAAAAGAACTCCATGCTTTAATTGCCACAAGCAATAATCCTCTTGGTGGCCTTCTTCCCCTATACCAGTCAAGCATCATTCTATCCATATGAAATAAAGTCATTACCTTTTGATAACATGATAAAACCTTAGGCCATCCATATGTAAGTGATTTTTTGTATTTTGTTGTATGAAATATTTCCCCTTCAACATAATATGTCTTCTGTGTCCCATCCATGCCTATATCAACATAATGAGCTTGGTATAATTCACTTCCACACATTGTGCAGGTTTTTTGTGGATGTCTGAATAACTGATTCCTGTGTTTCAAACAAGTATAAACTTTGTTTCCATTCTCATCATATCCAAGCCTTCCTTTTTTATCTGCAACAAGCCTCATAACTCTTGGATCTGCCCTTATCAATTCTTTTATTTTTGATTCGTAAACTTTTTTTCCAGTCCAGATGTATTCTTTATTAAACATAAGATAACAAATGTCAAATTTTTCAAGATCATTATTCAATTCTTCCGATATATCGCTAAGATCCTGTTTGTTTAAATTAACCCACCCGCCTTCAAATAACTCTCTTACTATATCAAGCTGTGCAGCATTAGGATCTCTTAGTATTCCATTGCATCCTTTTGTTTCACACTTGTCAATATCACTGTCATATTCCTTTCCACAAGCCTCACATTTCTTAACAAACTTTTCCTTAAATTCTCCCCAATTCCTGAATATCTCGCGAGTCAAGGCAGTTATTATTGTCTGCAATGTATCAGAATACTGGAATATAACCTCTATATCAAAAAAACTAAAAAACATTAACGGCAGGAGTCCTTCTTCTGCTGTTCCTATATCATCCATTCCTCTTGACGGCCTGTTGTCCCATTTTTCAATTTTATCTTTAAGAATTTTATAATCCCTGGACTTAACAAGACTCAAACCAAACAAAGATCTTATACCTTTCATGATTATAATTTAAATGAAATTAATTTAATTTAAGTTTTTGCTTGTCAAACTCCCCCTTTCGCTCTCCGGAGGGTATTACTTTCTTGTGACTGCTTACAAAACCATTATTCCATTATCCTTGCCTTTTCCTGGTTCCATTTAATCTTAGGCATTACAGATTTTTTAAATTTTTCTAATCTATCTGTATGTGGCAGCAAATCTGATATCATATACTCTATTGATTCTTCCATTGTCTTGCTTCTTTCAAAACCAAGCTGCCTTAATATTTTTTGTTCAACTGGATATTTATGTTTCTCTGCTTCTATTCTTGGATTTGGTATTGGTTTTATATTCACATTTAATCCATATTTATCTCCTGCTTTCTTAACTAATTCTGCAATTTCTGTAATACTCTTTACTTGTGTAAACTGATTCACTGTCCTGTATTCCCCAAATTCACATGGATTATTGATTAAAGTTTCTATGCATCTCATAGTGTCAATTATATTGAGATATCCTCTTGTCTGTCCTCCAGCTCCATATACTGTTAATGGAATTCCAAGAATTGCCTGGACTACAAACCTATTTACTGCTGTTCCCCACACACTGTCAAAATCAAACCTGGTATGCAATAAAGGATCTCTTTCAGTCTGCTCTGTTCTTGTTCCATAAACTACTCCCTGCATTATATCTGTAGACCTTAAATTCCATATCTTGCATGCAAATCTTATGTTATGCGTATCATGGACTTTTGTCTGATGATAAAAACTTCCTGCATCTCTTGGAAAAAGCATTTTAACTTTATCATCTATTTCTTCCCCGTTGATGCTTTTTACATATCCTTCATTTATTTTTACACCAGGAGTTCCATATTCTCCCATTGTCCCTAATTTAATTAAATGTGCTTCAGGACAATACTTATGCATAGCCCACAAAACATTCAAGGTTCCGTTTACATTCACATCATGGTTTTCAATTGCTGTATAAACATCCCTCATTGAATAAGGCGCACTTGGTATTTCCCCAAAATGGACTATTGCTTCCGGCTGTATTTCTTTCATTAGTTTAAAAACTTTCTCTGTATTCCTTAAATCCATTATTCTAAAATCAATTTCCTTCTTAAAATGTTTCTTAAAGGTGCTTAATCTTTCTTGAGGACTTGCCATTGGAATGCCTGTATCTGCTCCTCTTTCCATTACTCTGTTTCTCCTGGATAAATTGTCAACTCCAACAACATCATGGTTTTTAACAGTCAGATACATACTCAACGGCCACCCAAGATATCCATCTGCACCCAGCACTAATACTTTCATTTTTTACCACCCAAACCTCCTTTTAATTTTTTTCACAAAAGTTTCCTTGTCTTTCAAATTCCATATTTTTTCATGAGCATAATAACCTAAAATTTTAACAATAAGTTCAATAATTCCAACATTTAAACTTAAATTAAACTGGCCGCTTAAAGTAAAAACAATAAAAGGCGTTATTAATAAAGAATTCAATAATCTATATGTAAGTGATTTTTTTAATGCATTGCTTATTTTCATTTTTCATAAACGAGAGACTTAGTATGTATCCCGCATTCTCCTCCTGCTTTCCTGGTTCCACTCCATCTTCCTGCACGTTCTTCAGCACTATCATCAACGAGTTTAGTGCATGGTTCGCATCCAAGACTCCTATATCCTCTTTTATACCAAGGATGAGGCCTGACTCCATAACATGCCAGATACTTCCATATATCTGTTTCTGTAAAGTTCAAAATTGGATTAACCTTAACCAGTCCATCCTTCTCTTCCACATGCTTATAATCAATTCTTGTTCTTCCTTCATCCTTTCTCAACCCGCTTATCCATGCCCTTAATTTTAATTTTTTAATTGCTTCTTTTGTCGGCTCAACCTTGAATATCATGCAGCAGCCATCAGGATCATACTTGTAAAGGTCTTTTAATTTAACAATTTTGCCGCATGTTAATTTTATTTTCTTTTCAGGATCTTCTTTGCTTTTGAATGTTTTGATATTAAGATTGTATTCCCTTTCAAACCAATCCTTATACATAAATGTGTCTATTGGCTTAAATGGTGTCATTATTGAAAAAATCTGTATATTTGGCTTAATTTGTATTGCCAAATGTGTAAGCACTGCACTATCCTTTCCAAAACTGCAGGCAACAGCAAGTTTGCCCCCATATTTATTTATAGCTTCTAAAATTACTTCCCTGGCTTTTTTAACCTTTTCCTTGAATGTTATCATTTTACCACAATCGCAACAATCTCCAATTCCTTTGGATATTTTTCTTTCTTTATTTCAATACTTTCCTCTTTTTCTGAATCAACTATCTCATAGGCAATTCCATCATCAAGGCAAAGGATATCTGCCCGTCCTCCGGTTTTGAATACTGCCTCAGTTATGTATTTTTTCCCTTCTCTTCTGAGTTTCTTTGCTATCTTAACTTTTTCATCTATATGG